AATGGCTGGCAGTTCGCTTGGTATGACGGCGGCTACTACGGCGAGTACAAGAAACCGACGCACTGGATGCCCCTGCCGGCCCCGCCGCAGAGCGCCTAAAGGCGAAGTCAAGCAGGGCGAAGCATCCAATGGAACGAGGGGTTAGGGAATGTTTAACTTAGTGGAAGGTAAAAAATGGAATATAGCACTGACCGCAGCAATGCAAAGGCATTTTGGGAAGAGATTGATTCACTTCTTTCCATTGATAAGGTCGGAGAGGGATTGCGCCTCAAGGTTTTGCGCAGCCTTGAAAGCGGAGATAGTCTTTTTAGTTTCGGGCATAACGTCCTTTCCGCAAGCGCAGAACAACATAAGTTCGCACTCTATTTGACTGACAGAGCGCATGAATGTTTGTCCGCACTTCGGGCAGGTAACTGGGATATGGTCGTTAATTATCATGGTAATTAGCCTAACGTTCGATCTAAGCCGCACAGCGCGGCGCAACAGGAGTGACTATGCAAAGCAATGACGGCCGCCGCGATGTGTCGGCCTTGAGCGAGTGGTTAGGCGCGTGGCAGCCAATCGAGACGGCGCCGCGAGATGGCACATGGGTGCTGTTGAGCGGCGGCGAGTGCGACCATGACGAGGAAAGCGATGCAAAGACGCGCTCCGTTGTGGGCCAGTGGAGCAACTATTGCAATGGCAGCACGGTTGATTGGCACTGGCAGTTCGCTTGGTATGACGGCGGCTACTACGGCGAGTACAAGAAACCGACGCACTGGATGCCCCTGCCGGCCCCGCCGCAGAGCGCCTAACGGATAAGTTCAGCGGTTGACGCGGCCTTATGCGTCAATCCGCTGGAACGATGGGTTAGAAAAGATTTGCCGATAATGAAACGAAAGGAACTAATATGCGAATGATTTTGACCGAAAAAGAACTGACGATTTCCAGAGCAATACAAGAACAACTTAATGGCGTGACTTTTGATGAAGCGATACATGCTATTGCTCATGCACGTGGCGTGATTGGTCTGCAACGATCAGAGATGGCAGATTCTATGACTTTTCGTCCCACAAATGAGGATATATGAAAAACGTAAACATTAAACAGGAAGACTTAAAGGCAATTCAAGACCTTCGTCAATTAGGTATTTTGATAACGCCGCCATCTGAGAGAACTGGATTTCCTCTTCGTGAATTTCACCAGATTGGTCATTCCACGATACAAAGCAGCGAACTTCGCCATGGGGATCATTGGTACTTGTACGCAAATATCGGAGAACGACCGCTGTTGGTGGAAGTGAAATGGGCAGAGGCATGGGAAAACCCTAACGGATAAGTTCAGCGGTCGGCGCGGCCTTATGCGTCAATCCGCTGGAACGATGGGTTGGAAAATAGTAAATGATAAAAGAAAGGAAAAATAGGATGTGTAAATGCACAGATGCCTTTTTGAAATTGGCAAACCCGTTTATTGAAAATTGGCAGAAACAAGAGCAAAAGTTACACGACAAAGCATTGCGCACTGGTGAAAGCGGGTTTATTCCGTGTTCGCTGCCGATTTGGTCGGAGGAGTGCCCAGTTTTTCAACCAAGTTGCCAAGAGTGGTGTGAGGAAGGCGAAAAGTTACTTGCCCACCAACCGAATCTCGGAAAACAAGTAAAAACTATTTCGTACAACTTGGACAATGGAAAATGAACGAAAACAAACCTTCGAGCGTTTTTGCTCTGCCGTCGAGGATTTACTTTATGGGCAAAAGGGAGATGTCTCAAACTACCTGCGAGCAATTGAAAGAAAACACGGCAGAGAAATTGCAGAAAGAGTTAAAGGAAGTGTTATTGCCTGTGCAAAAACCCCAGGCTGGCTTGATTCGGTCAAAAAGCACAGGATTAAGCGAGATTGAAAAAGAACTAATGCAAACCTTCGGCAAACTCCCTTTTTCGTGGGAAACAAATTGGGACGAAAGACTTGAGCCAGCGGCATAATTGTGTAGAATAAAGGCATGGAAAATATCAAACCAAAAGGCAGGCCGAAAAAAGCTGAGTGCGGTAAGCGCGTCAATATTTACATTGACAAAAAGCACCACGAGAAAGCAAAAAAAATCGGCGGTGGTAATTTTTCGTTGGGCGTCAAAAAACTAATCGCAGCTCATAAATGCTCGTTGGACTAGACCCCGGCGCGTCGGTCGGCGTGGCTATTTTTGATGACAAAAAGCTCACGCACTTGACGACCTGGACGCCATTGCAGCTTATAACACTGCTGCCCGGCTTGTCTGTTGATCGCGTCATATTTGAAGATTCTCGCTTGATCTCGCCAGTCTGGGGCAGAGGTACTAACCAGGCGGCAAAGATAAAAATAGCGCGGAATGTCGGCCAGGTGGACGCGATCTGCAACCTGATATGCAACTTATGCGACGAAATGAAAGTAAGCGCTCACGGCATAAGCCCAAAACACAAGGGGCGCAAGCTAGACGCCGAAACCTTCAACAAAATCATGGGCTGGACAAAGAAAAGCAATCAACACGAACGTGATGCTGCAATGTGCGTTTTAGCGCTTGCATGATCAAAATAAGTGTGTATAATATCTCTTACTAACTAAGGAGAGAGATATGGACATCATCAATGAAAAGACCGTCGAGATGACGTTTGATGAATTTTGCCGAGGCGGTAAAAGCGACATGAACAAGCACACACCGGGGAATTGGTATTGCGTTGAGAAATGCGAAATGTCTGGGTGGATAGATATTTTCACAAATGATAAAGACGGCAAAGCATCATTACTTCCATTTATATCGTGCAGGCATTTCGATCAAGAAGCAAATGCACATCTGATAGTCGCCGCGCCTAAAATGCTGGCTGCGCTTAAACGTCAGCAAGCCAATATCCGACGCTGGCTTGAGACTGGAGAATTCGCAACTACAGAAGAAAGCAAATCAATCAGCGATGAGATTGACGCCGCCATTGCTAAAGCAGAGGGGAAAACATGAACGTGGAAGCAATGAAGCAGGTGCTGGATGCGCTGGAGATCGGCTACAAATCCGTGAATGATGAAGCGGTGGAGACGTATGCCTATGTTGGCTACAAGACCGCGATATATGAGGATGTTAAGCAGATCGCAGACGCCATAACCAGCTTACGTGCTGCTATTCAGCAAGCTGAAGAGCAGCGCTGGAAACTTTCATGTGGCTGCCCGTCGCAGTACGGTGGCATTCCGGCTGAGTGGGCTACTACTGACCGCGATGGTAGCCCTGCAATAGCGTATGGCGTGATCTGCGAAAAGAACTGGCACGAGTATGACGCGCAACATCCACAACGCGCATGGCAAGGGCTGACGGATGATGAGATTGAGGACGAGTGGGAGCGCATCACAGGTCACAGCATTTTCGGCGGCGACAAAGCCGAGGGCAGAGCAATGTATTTGGCGCCCGATGAGGTGACAGAATTCACCCGTGCCGTTGAAACAAAATTGAAGGAGAAAAACACATGAGCATCGAAGCAATGAAGCAAGCGATGGAACGGGCGATGGAAGTGTTGGAGCGAGGTGACGCGGCAGACCCGATCACTTTTGGCGAAACTATTGACGCCCTACGTGCTGCTATTGAACAGGCTGAGAAGCAAGAAAGCTGGGCGCTGCGCGAAGTCTTGTTTGCTGACGGAGAGGCTATAGCGCATAGAAAGCCTGAGAAACAGGAGTTGCAGCGTGAATGGCAACCGCTAATTTCCGGCATACTTTGGAGAAAAACTCATGAAAGTAAAAAAGCTTATTGAATTACTAAAACAAATGCCACAAGACGCATACGTCTGGCACTTGTGGGACGGTGAGGCTCGGACACAAATAAAGCATGTATGGCTGGCACGCGAGGGACGAGTAATTACAGCGGACGATGAACAGGTTTGCTACACAGGAAAAACACGACCAAAAGGATCACCGACCGAGAAAAAAGAACCTTATTGGAAAACGCCAGTATCAAAGCCGACAGATGAAGATTATAAATGGTATTAAATACACTAAAGGAGAAAAACACATGAGCAAGGAACGGAACCCGCGTCCGGTTGGGCGCGATGTTGAATTTTGGGATTACGGCAAGCACGAACTAGATGGGTATCAGCAGTCCGGTGATATTCACGGGAAGTTCTTTGGCACTTGGCTGCGCCGGCACGACGGGATGAATATTATAATTTCGTTCGGTGACGAGACAAAGCGCTATTGGCTCCAAATGGGGAATTTCTTTTACGGCAATCATGCAACCCTGGAACTGGCAGCGATTGAAGCGGACAGGCTATTGAGTGCTGGCCTCGCCAAGAAACCGAAATGAAGGAGAAAAACACATGAGCGACTTAAGATTACTAGCCATTTTAGAAAACATAGACAAACTTGAGGGTGCCGTATCTGACGAGTACTTGAGAAATTTATGCAAGCAAGCTGCAAAAGAGATTGCAGAGTTAAACGCGCTTAGGTTACGTCGTGGAACGCAGGAGCCAGTGGCGTGGGTTTGTGAAGGGTTTGGGAAGGCAAAACACAATATTGATTACATGCAAAAAGAAATTGATGCCCTTCCAATCGGCACTATGCTCTACACAGCCCTGCCCCAGCGCGAATTGCAAGAACTAACAGACGAACAGATTGATTCTGCTTGCCTGAGCTACCGACACGACTTTGGTTTGTTGTCTGTTAGTGAACAAGATTACATCCGTTTTCAAGCCAGGGAGTGGGCTATAGCATTAGCAAAGGCAAGGGGAAACACATGAGCAACATTGACGACGGTGGGCCAGCGTTTCCAGGTCAAGTGGATCATGGCCCGGCAGGTATCGAGACATTCTTTGGCATGACCCTGCGCCAATACGCAGCCATCAAGCTCAAAGTGCCCGATAGCGGAACTGACTGGCTTGACGACATGATTCGCGAAAGTTTGCGCGCCGTTGAAACAAAATTAAAGGAGAAAAACACATGAAACTTTACGTTGAAGACTCACACGGCATGACCCTGCGCGACTGGTTCGCTACTCACGCGACCGAAGCGGACATTAAAGACATACTGGAGTGGACAAATTGTTCGCGGCAGGAAGCAAGGTACATCCACGCCGATGCTATGTTGAAAGCAAGGGGGAATAAATGAATCAAGATGACGCCATGCGCCTGGCGCGAGAGGCTGGTTTTGAACATATTACGGAGGCAGATTATTGGCACCCGTACTTTGCACGCTTCGCAGCCCTTGCCTACGCGGAAGGAGCCGCAGCAGAGCGTGAAATGTTTGCAAAAGCAGGAATAAGGTTATTAAGAGATGATCAATAGCAATAATAGCAAAGTAGGCTACTACACTGAAGACATAAATTTTTCGGTTGAGTTTTACAATTCATCTTGGATAATGAGGTGTAGATTACAACAAGACGAATTAGCGAAAACGCAAGAACAAAAAGACGCCATAAGGTATTGGATAAATTCAAACAAGCGTGAATACGAAGAAGCCGCAGCAGAGCGTGAATGGCTGAAAACTTAAAGATGGCAGAACGGTATAGTAAAAAACTAGAAGAGCTAAAGAACGTATGACAAAAGATATTGTCGGTAAAACAACAGGAGAGAACGAAATGTATAGGATTAAGTTTTTAGACGGAACAGAGAAAGAGTTTAATACTTTAGTAGGGGCTAACTTGCAAGGGGCTGATTTGCGAGGGGCTGATTTGCGAGAGGCTAAGTTACAAGGGGCTGATTTGCGAGAGGCTAAGTTACAAGGGGCTGATTTAGAAGGGGCTTATTTGCAATGGGCTGATTTGCGAGGGGCTGATTTGCGAGGGGCTGATTTGCGAGGGGCTTATTTGTACAGCGCTGATTTGCGAGAGGCTAAGTTACACGGGGCTGATTTGCGATGTACTAACTTGCACTGGGCTTATTTGCGATGAAGCAATACGATGCCGGAATGACAAAAGAGCAAGCGGAAAAGAAAGCAAAGCAACTTATTGAAAAACGGCGCATTATTGATACAATCAAGAAAATGCAAAAACAGTAAAAAAGCGTTATTTTTCAAACTATTGCACTATTTTTGCGATTGTGTAGAATAAGCGCATGAGTGAAAAAATATCAAAATCTGGTCGAGGTGGTCATAGAGCGAATGCAGGAAGGCGCAAAGGAAGCCAAAACAAGCTTACTGCTGACTTCAAAGAAACAGTACGTAGGCTGCTAGACGAAAACAGCCAGAACGTCCAGGAATGGCTTAATCAAGTCGCCACGGGGTCGCACGGGAAAGACCCGGCACCGGAAAAAGCGCTAGATTTGCTATGCAAGCTGGCAGAGTACGCAGTGCCAAAGCTGGCCAGAACCGAAATGGTTGGGGATGAAAAACAGCCGATGGCTCACAAAATTGTGTTTGAGGTGATTGACGCTAAAAGTGGCTGAGTTACGTATACAGATTCCGCGTAAGCTGCGCCCGTTATTAGCGCCTAAGCGGTACAAAGGCGCATACGGTGGCCGAGGAGGGGCTAAATCTCACTTCTTTGCAGAACAAGTTATTGTCAGAGCATACGCTAGCCCGACACGCATTGTCTGTATCCGTGAGGTGCAGAACAGCATCAAGGATTCCGTCAAGCAGCTTCTGATTGACAAGATCAACAAGCTTGGCCTGATGCATTGGTTTGATGTGCTAGAGAGCGAGATAAGGGGGCCGAATGGCTCTCTAATCGTTTTTAAGGGGATGCAGAGCTACAACGCCAGCAATATAAAGTCTTTAGAAGGTTACGACATTGCATGGGTAGAGGAAGCTCAGACCCTAAGCCAGCACTCGCTTGACCTGCTGCGCCCAACGCTCCGAAAAGAGGGCAGCGAACTGTGGTTTAGTTGGAATCCTCGGTTTAAGACTGACCCGGTAGACAAGCTTTTCCGCAAAGACCCGCCACCTGACGCTAATAGCGTCATGGTCAACTGGTACGATAACCCTTGGTTTCCTGATGTGCTTCGTAATGAAATGGAGCATGACTTTGTCTCGGATGAGGACAAAGCAGAACACATCTGGAACGGGGCGTATGGCACGACTCAGGGCGCAATACTTGCCAGATGGATTGGAAGGGCAGAGCGTGATGGGCGAATCAATAACGACGTTAAATTTGACCCCGAAGGCGCTCCAATTGAAGTAAGCGCCGACCTTGGTTTTAGGGATACGGCTAGTTTTTGGTATTGGCAACGCGCACTAGGCGGTTTCCGGGTGCTGATGTATGACGGCGATACAGGGCTAGACGCTGACGAGTGGATACCGCGCATTCAAGACAAGATTATTGAGCTAGGAGCTAGTCGTAAAGTGGGCAAAATCTGGCTCCCTCATGATGCGCGAGCTAAAACTTTTCAAAGCAAACACACCACCGCCGAACGTTTTATCTCGTCGTTTACCGCGTCCAAAGTGGCGATTGTTCCAATGTCTAAAAAAGCAGATCAAATAAACGCCGCCCGTGCTGTGATACCCAAGTGCGAGTTTCACAGAGATAGATGCGAGGCTGGCATAGATGGTTTGCTGGCCTGGGAGTATGCTTACAACGATGAAACAGGCATATTCAGCCGTGAGCCTTTGCATAATTGGGCATCGCATCCCAGTGATGCTTTTGGCTACGGGGCGCAAGTTATGGAAGAATCCAGAGCTAAAGAACCTGAAAAAGAGCCGATTTTTCACATAAAAGCCGGAAATAATGGGATAATACCCGTACCGCTGGATGAGTTATGGCGCGAAACACCGCGACGAACAGAAAGGTACTAATGAGCGTTTTTATTGTATCTACAAACGAAACCGTAAGGCTTGGGACTGGTGCTGTACAGCCTGCGGACGCTTTTTTTAATGGCATTTTGGCTAACGGCGACCTGAACCGGGCAATTGCCACCGGCGGCGACGAATATGCCAACGGTATTTTAATGACTGACGCCGGTCAGATTCGATACTTTGACGCAACCGCTGGCCTTCCGGTTGATGTAGTCTGGTCTAATGGCCTTCCCCGCGCTAATAATGGCGCATTATGCGTATCTACCGGGGCAATAGCAAATTATTCAAACGGCACGCCAATGGTAGCAAACGGCGCGGTTAGGGTGGAGATAGTACCTTGAATATAAAAATGAAAATTACTTGCGAACAAATGCCAAATCAAATAGAGGGCATTGCAAAAGGCAAACGCTTTTATTTTAGAGCCAGGCATGATTTTTATAGTCTGCGACTAATGACGCATAGCAATGATTTTGATGGCATTGTTATTGATGAAAGAAGTTTTGATGGTGCGGGCTGGTGGAATAAAAAGAAAATGTTAAAAATGTGCAAGCGCGCAATTTATAGGGCGCATAAGCGTGGGTCATTTAGATGAATGCACTTTCAATAAATCCGGTTGACGCTGCACGAAAGTGGAATGCAGAGCTAAAACTTGCCAAGCGCGAAGATGAAAAATTTATCGAGCGCGGCGATAAGATAATTAAAAGATACCGCGACGACCGCACCGGCTGGGCTACTAGCGGGAAGCGCTTTAATATATTGTGGTCGAATATCCAGACCATGATTCCAGCGCTGTACGGCAAAACGCCACGCGCCGAAGTTGCCCGGCGCTGGAAAGATTCTGATCCGGTCGGGCGTACCGCTTCAGTGATTCTTGAGCGCTGTTTACAGTACGAAATTGACCACTATGGCGATTTTGACAGCTCGATCAGGTTGGCGATTACAGACCGACTGCTACCCGGACGTGGCGTAACCTGGGTGCGTTTTGAGGAAAAAGAACAGGCAATGCCAACGGATGCCGCGCCCGGAGTCGAAGGCGGCGAGGCGCAAGTAACGCCGATGGCTTACAAATATGAATGCACCCCGGTTGATTATGTCTTTTGGAAAGACTTCAGATACTCACCGGCGCGAAGCTGGGACGAAGTAACATGGGTTGCTCGCCGGGTGTACATGAGCCGATCTGAGGGTATTAAGCGGTTTGGTGAAGACTTCACCAGCGTGCCGTTAGTCCATGAGCCTATTGGCCTCGACGAATTACAAAAAAATGGCGTTGAAAGTGAAGACCTGGACGACATGAAAAAGGCTGAAGTCTGGGAAATCTGGTGTAAAACGTCGAAAATGGTGTATTGGGTGGCTCAAGGTCACTCTAAGACGTTGGACATTAAAGACGACCCTTTAGGCTTGGATAACTTTTGGCCGTGTCCTAAGCCTTTGTTTGCGACACAAACCACGGACACGTTGGTGCCTGTTGCTGATTTTTCGTTATACCAAGACCAGGCACAAGAAATCGACATGCTGACCAATCGAATCGGTATGCTGGTCGAAGCGGTCAAGGTCGTTGGAGTGTATGACGCAAACCAGCCAAGCGTACAAAGGATGTTGTCCGAGGGCGTCAACAATACATTGATACCGGTCGATACTTGGGCGGCATTCGCAGAAAAAGGCGGTCTAAAGGGGGTTGTTGACTTCCTGCCGCTGGAGTCTGTATTGCAAGCGTTAGCGCAATGCTACAACGCCAGAGAGCAGGCCAAGCAGGTCGTATATGAAATCACTGGCCTGTCAGACATCATCCGAGGCGCTTCGATGGCCTCGGAAACTGCTACCGCGCAACAGATCAAAAGCCAATACGCAAGTCTGAGATTGAGGCGACTACAAACCGAGGTTGCCTTGTTTTCCTCTGAGATTCTGCGAACAAAAGCGCAAATTATGTGCGACTTTTACTCGCCACAAACACTGTACGAAATGTCAGGTATCGGCGGCACTCAGGATGCCCAATACGCTGAACAGGCAATAATGCTGCTAAAGAGTGAGCCGTCCAGGGGCTTCAGAATTGAAGTCGCGGCAGATTCTTTGGTCGAAATGGACGAAGCCACGGAAAAGCAGAACCGTTTGGAATTTTTAACGTCAGTAGGCACGTTCATGGAGCGGGTATTGCCGGTTGCCCAACAGGTGCCGGAACTTGCCCCGCTGATGGGTGAAATGCTCATGTTCGGCGTCCGGGCATTTAAGGGTGGGCGGTCGATGGAGGCAGCTTTCGATTCTGCGCTGGCAAAACTAAACGAACCTAAGCCACCCGCAGAACCGCAGCCAGACCCGGAGCAAATGAAAATGCAGGCCATGGCGCAAGCGGAGCAGACTAAAGCGCAGATTGAGCAGGCAAAACTGCAAACGCAAGGGCAAATCGAGCAAGCCAAGCTGCAAGCAAGTTTGCAGATTGAGCAATTCAAAGCAGAACAAGCCCAGAATCTCGAAATCATGCGCCAGCAGGCTGAAACAGAACGCGCAGAAATGAAAGCCAGGATTGACGCTGAAACCAAAATCACAATTGCCCAAATGACCGCGCAGGCCGCAGAAAAGCCAGCAATATCAGTGCAGATTGAAGGCGAAAATCATTTACAAAAAGTCGGCGACGAAGTAAAAATGATGGCAGATCAGGCCGCTAACATATTGAGCGACCAACAAAACAACATGGCGCAAGCGGTGGCAATGTTGGCTGATGCAGTCACTAAAATGAACAAGCCGAAGCGTAAAATTGTGGAGCGTGGGCAGGATGGTCGAGCGATTGGCGTCATTGAAATAGAAACGGATTAAATATGGCTGTTAATTACAGAGCATCACTAAAAACAACGCGCATGACTGCGGCTAGGGATGATATTGATTCTGGCACCGGCGCTGGTACGCTGGAAATATGCACATCGGGCTATGCTTTGGTGCTGGCTACGTTCACGTGTAATGACCCATGCGGCACAGTAAGCGGAGATGTTTTGTCGTTTTCTGGACTGACGAAAACGGCGACTGCCGGAAATACTGGAACTGCCGTCATTGCGCGGTTCAAGAACAGTTCAGGCACGGACATTGTTACCGGCCTGACCGTTGGAACATCCGGCACTGATATTATTATCAGCCCGTCAACCTCGATTACATCAGGGCAGACCGTCGAGTGGACGGCTGGAAGTATTACGCATAGCGCATAAGGTGAAATATGTCAGATAACGTAATTTTGCCGGGAACAGGGGAATCAGTCGCCACTGATGATATTGGCGGCGCTCAATATCAGCGAATCAAAATAACTGATGGTCTCGCAGATTCTACCGTTCCCATGCGTGTGCGTGACATTAACCCCTTGGCGTCCGACGCTGGAGCCATTGTTCGTCAAGCGCCGTGCGATGTTTGGTCGGTTGGATTTGCTGCAAGCGGTTCAAGCCTTTTGGCGACTGAACTCACTCAGCGGCGACTTGGCGCTGGAAAGGGCGTCACTCAGGGTTCCAGCAACCTTTTAGTGACGACCGGGACGACGGCAAACAGTGAATTTCTAGCACGAAGCACACAATCATTTCGGGGTGCTTTTACTGCACGCGCTAAAACCATTTTAAGCCAGCGAATTGCTAACAACAACTTTGTGGCAATGATGGCTGATTCGATCGGTGAGGGGTTATCCTGCACGATCAACTCAGCTACCAGTATTACGGTTACAAAAACCGCACATGGATTTACTGCTCAAAACGTAGGTCAGTTTATGTTTGTTGGCGCCATTAACGGCGCTAACGGAGTTCCGGGGCGTTACGCTATTGCTTCAGTTCCTACCGCCGACACAATAAATTTTACTGTTGCTGGCTGGCCTGCCTCTGGTTCTTGTACTGTTGACCTGTTCGGCTGGAATTACATTAGAACTCTTTACACCGGCACCACTGCGACCAATGCAGCAGTTGACGCCCAACGGCGCGGGTGGAACTCTGGCGACACAACGGCGACAATTAACACAACCGCATCGCCGGGGCATGTAATTCAGATGTTTATTGATGGTCGCAACGTGAGCTGGGCAGATACAACTGTTGCGTCAAGCACTGCGCCGACTGTTACAACTCGCGCAAGCCGCATAGAAAACATCCCTGACGATGACGTTGAATTATATTTCTATCTATGGTCATTTAACGGCACAACCGCGCCAGCAAGCACTACAACGTGGACGGTTGGATTCATCGCGGTCGAGGATACAGTCAATGTACCAACTTTCATAGCGGGTGTTAGGCCGTTGGGCGGTCAGGCTCCGTTACCTGTTAGCGGGACGTTTTTCCAAGCCACACAACCTGTGTCTGGAACGGTTACTGCGAACATCGGCACAGGTTCTATTGCTGCTGGTACTAATGCCATCGGTGATGTTGGTGTCCAGTATCGAGCTAACGCAACAGGCGCGGCAACGCTGACGAACGTCAACTGCCCAGCGACTCCAGCCGCGCAACAGATTAGAAGCGGCGCTGGTCGATTGATTAGCATGGTGGTAACAAATACCGCCTCTGCTGCACGGTGGGGTAAGGTGTTTAACGCACTGTCTGCCTCAGTCACGCCGGGGACTACTTCTGCGCTTACAGAATTCGGGATTCCTGCTAATTCAACTGTAGTATGGAACGTGGAAGGTGGCGCAGGATTCTCGACCGGCATCACAATTATGGTGACTGGTGGACAAGGATTGACAAATAATACAGCGGTAACAGCAGGTGATGTTACCGGGTTTACACTTCATGCCTAAAGGGAAAACATGACTATTCAGCAAATTTTGGAAATGGCTAATCGTCGTATTGCATATTTACAGCAAAACAGAATAGCCGCAGAACGTATTGGTGACGTTGACACGGTGACGCGTATTGACAATGAGATTGCACAAACCGAAGAAACCATAACAAAGCTTCAATCTTTACTAGATTAAAATATGCTACTGCTGCTGTTTAACCAGCCGGTAAGTAGTAACCCAACATTAAATCTCGGCGCGACCGAAGGGGCTGACGTTGCGTCATTTACCGTTGATGTTGCAGGAGCAAATCCTGCTGTAGTTCTGACGGCTACTGAAGGCGCGGATACCGCCTCATTCACGGTTATAAATCGTGCACGAGTGACTTTAGGCGCGACTGAAGCGCCTGACGTTGCCTCTTTTGCTGTTGGTGTTGTAAGCGCAGCACCGACTGTATCTCTTGGTGCAACAGAAAGTCCGGATATAGCGTCATTTTCACTTTTGAACAAGGACGCAGTTATACCGGGCGGTCATTATGGCGCATGGTGGCTGGATAAGTACAAGAAGATGTGGGAAAAACCTCAGATCAAAGAGATCATCGAGGAAATAAAAGAAAACCCGCAAATCATCGAAGAAATACCGGAAGTAAAAGCCGAGATAATTGAAAAATACCCAGAGTTTGACTATCAATTTTTGCAAAACAATATAAAATTACAAAGAATAGTTGCAAATCTGATACAAAAGCAAATAGAAAACGCAATAGAAGAGGATGACCTGGAGGTTTTATTGTTATGAGCAAGGGCAGCAAACAAAGACCGACTAACCACGATGCCTTTTCAGGGAATTTTGACAAAATTTTCACTGGAAAGCCTATTCGGGGAAGTTTCATCCAAGACCCTGAAACCGGCGAATTAGTGCCGAAAGATCAATATTACGCACCGTCGAATGCTTCGCACTATGTCATGCCAGACATTCAACCTTACCAATCCATGCAGACCGGCGAGATGATTACATCGAGAAGCCACCACCGGGCGCACCTGAAACAACACGGCTTAATTGAAATCGGCAACGAGATCAAAACAGCAATGACGAAACAACAGCCCCGTGATGACCGGGAATCGAGAAAACGTACTATTGCCGAAGTGATGGCATCGAGAGGTTATTAGCCCCCACTGGCTTATTGTGTCCGCAGAGATGCGCCACGCCGAACTGAAGGTGGATATTCAGGGCGGCACAGATAGGAAAACCCTACCATGAGTGATTTACGCACCGCATTAGAAGAAGCATTCGCAGAAAAAGCCGAGGAAAGCACGGAAGTTAAGCCGGAGCCAACGCCAGAGCCAACACCAGAGCCGGAACAGACCGAACAGCCCCGTGACGAAGCGGGAAAATTTGCAAAAGAGATCGAGCCAACTGAGCAAACTGAACCTGCCCCACGCAAAGCCCCGTCCAGTTGGAAACCAGCGGCGCAAGAAGCTTTCCTGAAGGCTGATCGTGGCGAAGCCCTGACGCCGGAGGAAATCAAGCTGCTAACAGCAGAAGCAGAGCGGCGCGAATCTGACTTCCATAAAGGCGTGTCCGAATTCAAGTCGCACAGCGAACGCGCAAAAGCTTATGACGCTGCCATTGCTCCGTACCAAACTCATTTACAAAGATTAGGCGTAGATGCGCCTACGGCTATTTCTGCCCTGATGCGTGCAGATACCATTCTTAGAACATCAGACCCGGTAACGAAAGCGCAGTATTTTTCCCAGTTAGCTAGAGAATATGGCATTGACCTGAACAACGTGCAGGAACCGCCACAACTCGACCCACAAACAAATTATTTAATGAGCGAGCTTCAGCAGTTGCGTAATCAGCAACAACTGTGGCAAAATCAGATACAACAGCAAGAGCAGGCTAGAGCTAATTCAGAATTAGCCAAGTTTGTGACTGCTGACAAAGTGCACTTCGAGGTAGTGCGTAACGATATGGCTGATTTGCTGGAAACCGGCAATGCAGAATCGTTAGAAGAAGCCTACGATACGGCTGTTTGGATGCGTAAAGATATCAGGCAATCCCTGTTAGATCAGCAACGCGCAGAAGCCCAAAAGAAAGCATTAGAGCAAGCACAAGCGCAAAAAGCGAGAACCGCTGCGGTAAGTGTGAAAGGCTCTAGTCCTGTTTCTGGTGGGGTTCAGCCCGGTACTAAAGGTTCGCTGCGGGACATTATTGCAGCGCAATTTGATTCTAACTGAAAGGATAGCCGATCATGGCCACTTTTGCAGGTTTAAGCGACATTGTCGCAACCACCATTCAATCCCGTTCCGGCACTTTAGCCGATAACACCACCAACAACAACGCACTGTTATACAAACTCAAAGAGCGCGGTAACGTCAAGCCGTTTTCCGGCGGTAACGTTATTCTTCAAGAGGTTATGTATAACGACTCGGCAACAGAAAATGCTGGCGCGTTTTCAGGGTATGACATTATCGACATTACCCCGAACAGCCCCATTTCTTCTGCTCAATTTGACATTAAACTGTATTCCTCTGCTGTCTCAATGTGTGGTCTGGAAATGCTGCAAAATTCAGGCAAAGAGCAGATCATCGACTTGCTAGAAGGTCGCGTTCAGGTTGCCGAAGCTCAACTGATGAACGAGATTAGCGCTGGCATTTACTCGGATGGTACGGGCCAAGGTGGCAAGGAAATCACCGGACTGGCTTTAGCTGTAGCGGCCTCGCCCAGTTCTGGTACTTACGGCGGCATTAACCGTACCAACTTCTCGTTCTGGCGTAACGTAGCTTTTGATGCCACTACTGACGGCGGCGCTGCTGCTTCTGTGGCTAACATTCAATCGTACATGAACCGGGTTGCTGTTCAGTTGGTGCGCGGTGCAGATCGCCCCGATATCATCGTGGCTGGCAATAACTACTACCGTTTCTATCTTGAATCGCTGCAAGCAATTCAGCGTATCACTTCTGAAACGTCCGCTGGTGCCGGTTTCACTAGCCTGAAATACTTTGGTGCCGGTTTTAACTGCGATGTGTATTTGGATGGTGGTATCGGTGGTCAATTGAACACTAACCGCATGTACTTTCTGAATACTAAATATCTGTTCTTCCGTCCCCACCGTGACCGTAACTTTGTGCCTATCGGCGGCGACCGTATGTCCGTTAACCAAGACGCAATGGTGCGTATTATCGGATGGGCAGGTAACTTGACAAGCTCCGGCCCTCGTTATCAAGGCGTTCTGACTGACTAAATAAACGGGGCGTAAGCCCCTTTTTCTGAAAGGAATTAAAATGGCTGCACCGTTCACCGTTTCCCCGGTTTTGGGGTGTGATTTCAATACCATCACTCTGGCCGCTGATGTTGGCTCCACTTCTGGCGCAGAAGATGCACCGCAATTGGGTACTCAAACTCTTGGCTCTGATGGTCGTCGTTATGTTTATGCACAAGCTAACGCGACTATTACCGCCTCGACCGCAGTATGTACCGTCAACGCCACCACGTTTTTAGTGACTGCTACGGGCGGTTCATACCGCTCACCGGCGGTCGCTATGGCTACTGGTGATCGTGGCTGGTTCTCTGCTGCTTCTGTTTAAGGAGTAGATTATGAGCTACCCTTCACGGTGTATGGGTGTCGGAATGGCTGCTGCACTAACCGAACAGGTGTGTGGCGACATTCAAAACAACGTGACCGCCGCGGGTTCAACTCAAGGCACGGCAACCCTAGTAACTGGCGCTCATGTCATAGTAACGACAGCGGCAGCCAGCACTGGTGTTATTTTGCCTCCGGCTGAACCTGGTGCAGAGGTTACTGTGAAAAACCTTGGGGCTAACGCTGTCTTAGTCTATCCGGCAACGGGTGGTGCTATTAACGCTTTAGCTGCTAATGCTGGTTTTTCAGTTGCAGCGGCTGGTCAAGGTCGTTTTTTAGGTCGAAATAACCTTAACTGGGTTACGTATTAAGGGCAGGGGCTTTATGCCCCTGTTTTATCAACGCCTTCGGGCATTTTTAGAAAGTCGATATGAGCAATCCTCAATCCGGCAGTTTTGTAGAGTTTTTCATGGAATCCGTTGAGTTGAAGTACGAAAGCGAAAAGGCTGGCCGTCCTATTTTTAAGGAAATGCCCTTCATTCGTATTCAACACCCCGGTGATCGTTTGAACATTCTCGAAGTAAAAGCAGACGATCATTACAAACAAAAATATAGCCGCCAGTGGCGTGAATTTGAAGCTGGACTGGCTGGCGAAGTGATCGGAACGCCTTTGTCGCAATGGCCGCAGGTTACTAAGTCTCAGTGTAAAGAAGCCGAGTATTTTGGCATTCGCACTGTTGAAAACTTGGCCGAAGTCAACGATGCTGCATTACAGCGTATTGGTATTGGCTGGATGGAATTACGCAAGAAAGCGCGTGATTATCTTGCGGCTGCGGCAGGGAATGCGCCGATTAGCGCATTGCAGGCTGAAAACGAAAAGCTCAAGCAAGAATTTGAAGCGCTGAAAGCTTCATTGCAAAACCCTGAAATCAAACGCAAACGACAAATCAAAGAGGAAGTCGAGGAATAAATGAATTACACCCTGCTCGAACTGATACAACAAGTCACCGGCGAGTTGGGGTTATCAAGTCCGAGCTTTGTTGTCGGCAATACAGACCCGCAGATCGTTCAATTGCTGGCGCTGGCAAACAGGCTCGGACGTGACATTTCTCGGCAATATGAGTGGCAGAAGCTAAATAAAGAGTACAGCTTCACCACAGTACAGGGGCAGTCGCAATATGCACTGCCTACTGACTGGCTCAGACAAATACCGCAGACTGAGTGGGACAGAACGTCACAATGGCCGCTGATAGGTCCGGCGACTACTCAAGAGTGGCAGATATACAAATCAGCCATCATCAGCCAAGGCCCCAACCTTCGTTTCAGAATAGCGAATAACTTCGTCGAGGTTGACCCTGCGACTGGCGGCCTTAACCTTTCGTTTTTCTATGTCTCGAAAAATTGGATTGATGCTGGCGGCGGAGTTTATCGGTACAAATACCAAGCTGACACAGACGTGTCAATGTTTGATGATTCGCTGATGCTGACTGGTCTCAAGGTGCAATGGAAGGCCGCGAAAGGCTTGGATGCAAGTTTTGACGTTTCCGAGTTTCGCGCCATGTTTGACACCATAAAAGCGCAGGACAAATCGGCTCAAAAATTGTCACTTGGCTCATTCCCGCGTAATATTCTGTTGACCGAGTGGAACATTCAAGACGGAAATTTCCCAGGCTGATATGGACAAAAAAGCCCTGATTAAAGCGCTGAGAGATACCGCACAAAGCGCCTCAAACACCATAGCGAGCGGTGTCTCTGCGCCGGTGGACTTAATAGCTGCCGGGCTTCGCAAAATGGGCGTACCTGTTCCTGAGAATGCGTTGGGAGGCTCGCGCTGGATGGAGGATGTAGGGTTGACCATTCCAGTACAGGAAGGAATACCGAAAACCGTAGGCGAAACTTTGGGGATGATTGTGCCTATGGCGGCCACAGCCAAAGCCCCACAAATAGCGGCAGGTGCTAACCGCGCAATTGAAAACGCTATGGCACCAGCTACATTAAACACCCCTGGCTTTGCTGGACAACGCGGGGCGATTGTATGGCATGGCTCGCCACAAAAGGAAAGTTTGGAGTTAGCAAAATCTTATGTTTCTAAAAATAAGCCATTTCTTCCTGTTAGAGGTGGCAGCGCTCATATCGCTGGGTCAGAAGGTGCGGCAGGAGGTGAATCTCTTGCTGTATATCTTGATGAAATTAACGCGCCGTCTATGATGTTAAGAATGGGGAAAGAAAAAATAATTTCATCTAAAAATGGCTTGGATATAACAAAAAGCCAATTTGGTGGCGGAAGGATAATAAAACGAAATGATTCTGGTGAAATCGTTGGCGCTTTGCAATATGTAAAATCCCCAGATTCTAATGATGTTATTTTGTCGAATATTTACACAAGACCGGATTTTAGAAAACAAGGTATTGCATCTAATCTTGTTAATGAGTTGAAAAAAAAATTTAACAATGTGCAAGTAGATTCAAACATGACAGAGGCTGGTGGTAAATTTTTTGGATATGGCAATAACAATCAGCCATTAGGCTTAATGGGCATCAAATAATGGCAACAGCACGCGCCACCTCTATACCCGCCCCGGTTGGTGGTCTCAATGACCGCGACAGCATTGCCGACATGCCTGCTCAGTATGCGCCCATTATTGAAAACTGGTGGCCATATCCGGGCTATTTGGGCATCAGAAAAGGTAGCGCAAACCACGTTACCGGCTTTACAAACCCGGTACAAACGCTGGTCGAGTATCTTCCAACGTCAGGCGTATCTAAGCTATTTGCAGCGGCGGGTGGGTCTATATTTGACGTTACAACCGCTGGAACGCTTGGCGCAGCAGTCGTTACCGGCCAGACTTCGGCTCAGTGGCAAGATGCTAACGTGACGACCGCCGGCGGGTCTTTTCTGTACCTAGTGAACGGGGTAGATAAGCCTCAGTTATTCAACGGCACCACCTGGACAGCTATTGACGGTGCGTCGTCGCCTTCGATTACCGGTGTTACAACTACCAGTTTGGTGCATGTTTGCGTGTTTAAGTCGCGGTTGTACTTTGTTGTTAAAAACAGTATGACGGTGGCATTTTTGCCGGTTGGTCAGGTTGGGGGCGCTGCTGGCACTCTTGACTTGTCAAGCGTGTTTAGGAATGGCGGTTCAATTCAAGCCTGTTATACATGGACGGTTGACGCTGGCGCTGGCGCTGACGATCACTTTGTTGTGCTATCGACTAATGGCGAGGTAGCGGTTTATCGAGGAAGCAACCCAGGTGCTGGCGGTGATTTTTCGATCATTGGCGTGTTTCAGCTTGGGCGACCACTCGGCAGACGGTGCGCAGCAAAGTACGGCGGCGATCTAGCGGTAAATACGACCGAGGGTGTATTTCCTTTGGGTAGAGGGTTATTGTCTGCCAGTGTCGATAGGCGAGTTGCTTTGACGGACAAAATACAGAACAGTGTCTCAATAGCTGCAAATTCTTTCTCGTCAGCATTCGGGTGGCAATTGTGTCTTTTCCCCGAAGAAAACATGATGCTATTGAACGTACCGGCAACCGGCGGGGCGTATCAGTTCGCACAAAACACAATAACCGGCGCATGGACTAAGTTCACCGGCTGGAATGCGAACGTGTTGTTGCGTGCCTCAACTGGGCTTTATTACGCAGACAATACTAAAGTTTATAAAGCGTGGGTGTCAAATGTTGACGTGTCCGCGCCTATTCAAGCTGACTGCCTAACCGCTTTCGGTTACTTCGGGAATAAGGCATTTAATAAGTATTTCACCATGGTGCGCCCGTACATTTTAACAAGCGGAAACCCGACTGCTGTTTACGGTCTGAATACGAACTACTTGGCACAAGACCCACAAGGTACGTTAAGTTTTGTCGCAGCTACGGGTATGGTGTGGAGTTCGATGGTTTGGGGTTCAATGGTTTGGGGCGGCGGGTTACGCTCGACGACGGGCTGGAATACTGTCGGGGCAGTGGCAAACTCTGCCGCGCTAAGGCTTAAAGTGCAAAATAACGGGGCAGAAGTACGATTCACCAATGTCGATTATGTCTACCAGCCGACAAACTCTGTGCTTTGACGCCGAAATAGTCGGGCAATGGGTGCTTGAGAAAGCAGGGGGCGAATGGACGCCTAGACGCGGCACTGCTATTGGACAGGTTAAAGACGGAAAATTAAACGCTGGTGTAGTTTACGAAGATTATTCTGGAACGAATATCTTTTGCCATATCGCTGGTGAAGGAAACTGGGCGAACAGAAAATTCCTTGGAATAATCTACGATTACCCATTCAATCAGTTAAACGTCAAACGAATCACGGTTCCTGTTGCATCAACGAACGAAAAATGTATAAAACTTGTCAGGCAAATGGGGTTTGCGTTAGAATCCACATTAGCGCAGGCTATCCCTGGTGGCAATATATATTTGTTCCGAATGTTTAAGGGCGAATGTAAATATATTAAAGGGAAAAAGTATGGGTAGCAAAGGAAGCGCACCACCCCCGCCAGATTATCGCGGCGCGGCAGAACAAACGGCGGCTGGCAATTTAGAGGCCGCAAAATACGCCACTAAAGCGAACCGCATAAATCAATACACTCCCTGGGGTTCGCTGACTTATAAAAGACCGACCGATGATGATGGCGTATGGGAACAATACACCAACCTGACCCCGGAAGCCCAAGCCGCACTTGACGAGCAACTGGCGCTAAATCGGAAATACGGCGAGGTTGCCAACCTCGGTTTTGACCGCGCTCGCCGGATATTTGAAAACCCTGAGCTAGATGTCAGCGGTTTACCGACCAGAGGCATCAATGTCGGACAGACCGCGCAAGATGCGATTTTGGCCAGACTTAGGCCGCAACTGCAGGCGCAAGAAGAAGCCACCCGGCAACGGCTGGCTAATACCGGCATTGGTCTCGGTTCTGACGCATTTTCGCGTGAGATGGCGATGCAAAACCAGCAAGCTAATGATCTGATGACGCAAGCTGCAATGCAGGGTATCAGTCTTGACCAAGCTAACCGTGCGGCGGCGCTTCAAGAACAGGCTTATCTGCAAGACCGACCGCTTAACCTGATTAACGCGCTACGCTCTCGCAATCAAGTACAAGCGCCTCAGTTCCAGCAATTTGCATTGCAAAACGCTACGCAAGGCCCTGATTACCTGAATGCTGCAAACGCACAATATAGGGCAGATATGAACGCTTACAACGCAGATCAAGCATCTAGCCCGTTGGGCGGTCTTTTTGGGTTAGGTATGGGGATTGCCGGGCTGCCGGTTGCTGGCGGTGGTTCTTTGGGTGGTAATTTCATTAAAGGATTATTTTAATGACAGACTACGAACAACAACTGCAACTAGCGCGCGAAAGAGCATTACGCTACGGCCAGCAAGCTCAATACCAAGCCCCGCAAGGCCGCATGGTGGGGAATATATACGTTGCCCCTAACCCGCTTGAATATCTAGCCGCTGGCCTTCGTTCGCTCGGCGGTATGCGTGGGCAACAGATGGCGCAAGAAGAAATAACGCAAATCGGCGGCGAGAGAAACAAAGCCATGGCTGATGCGCTTCGTGGTTTTACCGAAAAAGCACAAGGCCGACCGGCTGAAGTATTGCCGCCCGATGTTGCAGGCCCACCAAGACCCGCAGAGCCACAAGATATGCCAGGCGCTTATAGAGCATTGATGGGTGCGCCTGATGCTGGCTACCGTCAGATGGCAATGCAGGGAATTAGTCGAATTCCTGAACTGGAAGCGGCAGCGGCTCAAAGGGTTGAAGATCGAGCATTCCGTCAGCAAGAGGCTGAAACAGCACGACAGGCTCGTATGGACCAGCTTCGATTCCAACAAGAGTCGCGCATGGCAGAACTACAGGCTAGAAACGCCAGCGCAGCAGAACAAGCCGAAATGCAACGCCAATTCCAGCGCGAAATGGTTGAGTTGCGCCGTAGTATGCAGCCGCAGCAACAAGGGTATTACCAGTTCATCGGAACACCTCAAGGCATCGCCGTGGGCAATGCGCGTACAGGTGAATTGTCGCTTGGCGACATCAATGGGCAGCCGGTTATCAAAGCTTCTGATGACCCGACCTTACAAGGTTCTTTAGCTGGAGCAAAAGCGGCAGCAACAACCGAAGCAAAAATGCGTACAGAATCGCGATTAGAAGCTCCAAAAGCAATAACGCAAGGTGAAGAAACAATTCGTCTTGTTGATGATTTGTTAAATGCCCCGGGGATGAAACAAGCGGTCGGGGCAAGCCGTTTGCTTGGAATCCAAAAAATTCCAGGCACTGCTGCTAAAGATTTTGATATCCGACTTGACCAACTCAAAGGGCAACAGTTCTTACAAGCATTTGAATCTCTTAAAGGAGGGGGTGCAATTACTGAGGTTGAAGGTAAAAAAGCAACTGATGCAATTGCTCGAATGGATGCCGCTGGGAGCGAATCTGAGTTTATAAAAGCTGCGCGAGAATTTCAGTCTATTATTCGCAAAGGCGTAGAACGCGCAAGATCTGCGCAAAGCGGAATAGCGCCAAGCGCGCCTAAAATTGAACAACCTGCCATTCCCAAAAACCGACTTCGTTATGACGCTCAAGGGAATTTAATACCATGATAGAAGCCGAATTGCCAGACGGTACAGTATTGGAATTTCCCGAAGGAACTTCTCAGGATGTGATCCAGAGAGTTGTTAAACAACGACTTGGCGCAACGCAAAAACCGTCATTCGGCGAAATGCTTAAACAAGAGGTAATGGGTTCACTACCCGTACAAGGCACTTTAGGTGCTATTCGCGGCGCTGCTAACATTGGGGCGACGTTGCTAAAGCCCATAGACGTAGCGGCTGAATACCTGTCTGAAAAAACAGGGGTTGGCGGGTTCAAACAATTTGACAGGCGCTCGGCAGTGGAGGAAGGGCTTAAAAGCCTGGGCGCTGAACCTGAATCTTTGGGCTACCAAAGCGGCAAACTCGCCACAGAAATAGCTGGAACCGCTGGCGCGCCCGGAATTTTAGCAAAAGGCGCTCAAGCGCTAAGAGCCGCGCCTGCCATAGTCAATGCGCTGCGTGGCGGCGGTTTAGTGTCGCCCGGTATTCGAGGCGGTATGGGCGCTACGCTTGCAAACGCTGGACTACGATTGCTTAGCGGCGCCACTACCGGCGCTACTGCTGCTGGTTTGATTAACCCTGAAGAAGCTGACACTGGTGCAATTTTTGGCGCTGCATTGCCTGCGGCTGTTCGTGGTGCTGGAATGGCTGGGCAGGCAATAGGTTCTGCAATTCGTCCAGATGTTAATAATCCGTTAGTAAAAAAAGCATTAACCGCCGGTGCCCCACTTGGTATTGCTGATTTATCTGAAAATGCAATGGTCAAAGGAA